CGGCAACCACGATATCGGGTTCCTCGACTAACACTGTCGCTCTAACGTGGGATGCCCCTAACGAGCAAAGCCTCGTTTTCAAAGTTAATGGTGTAACGCAAAACAGCACTGACTTCACGATTGCCGGGAGTCCAACCACGATCACCCTGGCAAGTGGGAACTTCGCTGATGGTTCAGTAGTCGAAGTGGTGGGCATCAACGACATCGGAACTGCGATAGTTCCCGCAGATGGTTCTGTTACACCAGTGAAGATGGCAACCACATCTTCTGGCGCGACAGGGGAATTCCTGAAGAAAACAGGCGCAGCGACTATTGATTGGGCTGAAGTTCCTAGTGGAATAGAGTGGCAATCAGTGCAAACAACTGGGTTCACAGCGGTTGCAGGAAAAGGCTACCCATGCAATACGACAGCATCATATTTTACAGTTACCCTACCGGCCTCGGCAAGCGTGGGGGATGAGATTGCAATCGTAGACTATGCAGGGACTTTCGATACAAACAAAATAACGATAGACCCGAATGGGTTAAAACTGAAGGGCGCAACGTCTAGCTTAAACGTCCAAACTGAAAGGGCATCTTTAACGCTAACTTATCTTGATGTCACACAAGGTTGGGTAGCAAGTTCGGGAGTCAATACCGCAACCCCCGCATTGGCACCACTAGCCTATGACATAGACTTCTTAGTTGTCGGCGGCGGTGGCGCAGGAGGGAAAGGCATTGGAGGTGGTGGTGGAGCAGGGGGTTTTAGAACATCTACTGAAACCGTAGGCAGTGGAGTGGTGATTACATTATCCGTAGGTGATGGTGGAGCTGCCGCAGGTGGCACCACCAATAGTTCGGGTAATGTGGGTAATGCTTCGTCTATGTCTGGTTCCGGTTTAACCACAATATCATCTGCCGGTGGTGGTTATGGTGGCGGTTACAACATTGCTGGCGGTGCGGGTGGTAGTGGTGGGGGCGGTTCTGTCGCACAAGCTGCTGGCGCAGGAAATACCCCAAGCACGACTCCATCGCAAGGGTCGGCGGGTGGTGCGGGTTCTGGTGATTTAGGTGCGGCTACAAGTTCTGGAGGTGGTGGCGGTGCTACGAGTGTCGGGTCTACAGCAGCGAGTAATCAAGGTGGCAACGGTGGTGCTGGTACTGTTTCAACGATAACTGGCGCATCCGTTACTTATGCTGGTGGAGGTGGGGGATCTACACACAGTGGGGGCGGTTCAGCCGGAACGGGTGGGGCTGGAGGCGGTTCCGCTGGTGGTGATTCAGGCGCGAGTACCACTGTCTCAGATGCCACTGTTAATACTGGTGGAGGTGGCGGCGGCAACGGTTATTACACCCCCAACGGAAATCCATCTGGTGCTGGTGGAAAGGGCGTAATCATTTTAAGTATGCCAGATGGGAGTTACACCGGCACAACAACGGGAAGTCCAACAGTCGCCACAGGGGTTTCAGGAAAAACAATCTTAACTTTCACTGGAACTGGGAGTTACACAACGTAATGGCATCATTTGCAAAAATTGGATTAAATTCAAAAGTTATCGAAGTCCTTTCGGTACACAATGATGTTCTGAAAGATGCTGATGGTGTAGAGCAAGAAACGCTAGGGGTTGATTTTTTAACCAAACTTCTTGGCTGGGCGATTTGGAAACAAACGTCTTACAACGGAAATATGCGAAAGAATCATGCTGCCGTTGGCTATACCTACGATGAAGATAGGGATGCTTTCATACCCCCTAAACCTTATCCATCTTGGGTGTTGAATGAAGATTCCTGTCAATGGGAAGCACCCACTGCGTATCCAGATGACGGAAAAATTTATGTGTGGAACGAAGAAAACCAGCATTGGGTTGAGGTCGATTTATGAGTTATCTAGGAAATGAACCACCACAAATAGCGGGATATTCAACACAGACTAAAGCTGCCCCCGTTGGTTCATCGATCACGCTCAACCAGGAAGGAACTGTAAATTCTATCCTCTTGTTTCTTGATGGCGTAAGACAAACACCGACCACTGATTACACTGTCTCTGGCACGACCTTAACGCTAACCTCTACCGCGCCAACGACTGCTGTGGCCACAATTCTGTTCCTGGGCGACGTTGCTGACATCGGTGTGCCAAGCGATGACACCGTTAATGTGGGTCAACTGGATACAACTTCTACCGGCACAACAGGTCAATTCCTGAAGAAGACCGGTGCGGGTGCTATCGATTGGGCGACTGTTGCCGCTGCTGGTGGATTTATTGAATACACAGTAGTGACTGCATCTAATAGTGCATTTGAATTAGAAGCAAACACTACTAAAGTGGTTATAGAGATTCAGTCTTCTGGCGGAACGGCGGGGAGTCAAGATAGCCCCGGTTATCAGGGAGGTGGCGGTGGTGGTGGTGCTTATGCAAGAAAACTATTAACTGGAATGACGGGAGCAACTGATCAACTTGATATAACGATTGGCTCTGTCGCTGGAATCGGAGCAACCGGTAACACAACATCTGTTGCTGCGGCAGGAACAGCTTCATTTACTACTATATCGTGTGATGGAGGCGATGGTGGAGTCTCAGCAAGTGGGTCCAGTTCTAATGGTGGAGTCGGAGGGGATCTTCCAACTACTGGTGATTTTAATATAGCTGGTGGTGACGGTGCTGGTGGATTTCTAGCGGGCGCTCCCGGTGGAGGTTCCTTTTTAGGGGTTGGGGCTATAAGAAATGGGACTACTTCTGGTGTGGGTCCAACACCACGCGGGTATGGATCGGGTGGTTCCGGTGGTTATGGCACTGGATCACATGCTGGTGGAGCAGGCGGACCAGCAGCCGTAATTGTGTGGGAGTTCGCATAACTTTGGAGAACAAGTAAGATGGCGAATTATGCAGTAGTAAAAAACGGCGTTGTAGAAAATGTTGTTGTATGGGATGGCGTTACAAGGTTTTCTGTGCCTGATTGCGAACTAATTGAAGCGACTGCTGATGCTCGTATTGGCGGCAGTTGGGACGGAAATGTTTTTACATTTGTTGAGCCTGATCCCGGCCCAGACACACGAACTTACGACGAGAAGCGAAAAGCAGAATACCCGACAGTAAACGAATTGGTAATTGCACTTTGGGAGGGTGTTGTAGAGGAAAGAATGGCGGCAGTCACTAAACTAGAAGCCCAACGCCAAGCAGTCAAACAAAAATATCCGAAAACCTAAGATATGACAACGAAACTAAAAGCCGCGAACTTAAACGCGACTTACTCTGCTGACCAGGTTCTAAAAACGTCTGCCGCTGGTGCTTTGTCCTGGGGTGAGGCTGGTGGTGGTGGAATAACGACTGCCAGCCAATGGCGGTTGACTGCTGATTTCACAGGTGATGCGGCCCCGATTGGTGACAGTGTTGGCACACTTGAAGTCTGTGACACAAACGGATATGTGGCTTTAGGAACCGGAATGACATACTCAAGCGGTGTCTTTACGTTCCCTGCTGGCGGAACAGGCTGGTGGTATCTGTTGGGTCAATTTACAGTGACAACTGCCGCAAACGCTAGTGCCGCTGGTCGGCTTGAATACACCGCCAATGATGGTGGTGCGTGGACAACGGCATCAATTTCCGCGACTTCTAACTATTACGCATTTCGCGGAAACGTCAATGTTCATCATTTATTAAAGATTACCGATCTCGCCAATCAAAAGGTTCGATGGTGCATGGACGCTGATGAAGCGGGGCAAGGTGGGACAGTGACAACGCGAGGTGATACAGACATCACTGAAACTGGCTTCACGTTTATAAAATTGGCAGATGCGTAAGGTGAAAACCAAAGCCCTTATCCTCGCAGCCGCTTTTGCGGCTTTTTTTACGCCTACAGCCCAAGCATTCTTCCCGCAAATCGTTCCGTTGCGGGCGCTGTGCGTTTCTGGATCGCCAGAACCTCTGCTAATGAAACTGCTTGAGCAATATAACGAAGTTCCAAAATATACGATGCAGTTGACGGTTGATTCGCCCAAACCCATCTTAATGATTGTTACTGAGAACGAAAATAACCCAAGCAGTACCGTGCTTCTTGTGAATCCAAATTTGGATTTATCCTGTGTCTTCTATACAGCTAAAGACACTCTCAAAGACACCGGCGCAAAAAGTCTGCCGGAAAAGATGCCCCTAGAAGATGGGAAGTTTGATGTCTGATGGAGATTGGAAGAAATCATCAGCCCTGGTCATCCTGAAAGTCGAGTGGCTTGATAGCTACACCGAAGGTGGTTGGGCCGAATACAAAACGGTGGACACGTTGACCACGACCTACGGAATTTATGTGGGAGAAAACGAGGATTTCCTTACCTTGGCGATGACTAAAGAGGAGGGTTATTGGGGTAACCAATGGCACATCCCGATCCCGAACATCAAAGCAATCACAGTAATGAATCCCGCAGCCGAATAGGTCTACTATTTGCGTATCCTTGTAATCCCTGACACTCAGGTAAAGCCAGGTGTCCCCCTCGATCATTTTCGCTGGATAGCGAAGGCGATCAAACAATACAAGCCTACCCACGTTGTCCACCTGGGAGATCATTGGGACTTCCCTAGTCTCAGCAGTTACAGCTCCCGCCTGGAAATCTCAACAGCAAGAGTCGTTGACGATATCGAGAGTGGCAACCGTGCCATGAAGTTGTTCTGGAAGACGCTTCGCGGCATGAAAGATCCCCCAGAATTCCATTTCTCATTCGGGAATCACGAAGAAAGGTTGCTCCGCTACATCGGGGACAACTTGATTCTTGAAAACTTTCTCTCTTTTGACAACCTCTTTCTGGATGGTTGGATAACCCACCCCTACCGTAGTCTTTATTCCCTCAACAACGTGTGGATCACCCATGCGTTTTTCCAAGAAAACACCGGTCGCCCGTTGGGTGGCACGGCACAGTCTGTGCTGATGCGAGTCGGACTATCTGGAATTCAGGGTCATCGCCAGGGCAAGCAGATTGCCCAACGAACCTTACCCAATCAGCAAGTTCAGCGAATGCTGATTTGCGGAAGTTGCTATTTGCATCAGGAAGCCTATTTGGGCGAGATGGCGCGAGAAAACTGGCGCGGGATTGTGGTGTTGCATGATGTCGATGATGGCGATTACGACATGATGGAATTGAGCCTCAAATACCTCTGTCGCAAGTATGAAAAGGTCGAACTAAAGGACTTCAAGGAGAAGGTTTATGGGTAGAGCAGCCGCGATAGCGGCTAAGTGTAAGGACTGTATTTACGATCCTTACGAAAAGGGTAGTTGGCGAAAACAGGTCGAAAACTGCCCTATACCTGACTGTGCGCTGTATCCATATAGACCCATGCCCGTAGGGTCTGAAAATAGCCAAAAAACGGGTCAAAAATGAACAAACTGGCCCTCTTTTCACCGGATAGGTACGAGGCTGATCCGGCGAAACGGATTATCTCTTGTCCTGTCTCTTTCCAACAGGAGAATTCGATGCCCTATACTGTCCCGCAATTCCAGAAAGATTATCTTGAAGCCAAAACCTTGAAGGAACAGGAAATCGCTTTGATAAGATTTGCGAGATCAAACGCAGCGGCATCCGATAGTCCTGAGACTTTCTACAAAATGGAGGAACGTCTTACCTCTATAAGAAAGAAGGAACACTGAAAAAATAAGTGGCGCTTTCTACGGCGCTTTTTTTAATAATATTTCCAAATAATGGCTTAAACAAGCCACCTGACCACTGACTCTTAATCAGCGGGTCGCAGGTTCGATCCCTGCACGGCCCACCAGTAAAAACCTAGTGTTTTCGCCACTTTCACACTAAATAAACCGCATAACTCCGCGCTTTTGCGCGGATTTTTTTCTTTGTCTGAAAAGCCAGTAAAACCCATAGTCTGCTGTAATGTGTTACAAAGAAGTGGCGCTTTTTTGGCGCTTTTTTATGGTAGTATGACCGCTGATTCACGATCAACGGTTTTTGAAAACATGAAATTAAGTCTTCAGAACATGAAGAATATGGAAGTTGGGAAAAGACAGTTTTTACAAGATAACCCGTCTGTCGAATGTGTGAAACTCAAGAGTGGGAAGATCAGTTTTAGGACGCGCTATACCATCTTAGGCAAGAGAAAGTATGCGTCGATATGTCGGTTTGATCCACAAAACACTGATGCGACTATCACCGCTTTAAGGCACAAGATTAACGAGGTGCGAAATAAAATTGATCTAGGTGAAGACCCACAAGCTGAAAAACTGAAACGTGCAGCAGAGGTCGAAATAGACCGTGTAAGGGTAGAGAATCAGCGCACGATGGGTGAGGTAGCAGATGAGTGGTTGGAATGTGCTGTGATGAAGGGCGAGGGTCGTAAGCCTCCGCGCCAGAACAAGCCTCAGAAAGATACTCGTTTGGAATCAGCCGTTGTCTCAGACATGCCAGATCGCATGCGGGAAATTCCCATCGAGGAATTCACCAGGTCTGATCTACTGGATATTGTCTTGCCTGTTTATAAAGAGCATCCGAACATGGGCAACAAGATCAAAGGATGTTATGTCCGAATTTTCAAGTTTGCCTGTAAGCAACGAGACTACATTTCTCCATCCCACATGGCCGGTGTGACTGCTGATCTGCCAACGTATAAATCAACACCTCGCACTACGACATCCAAGGGTCGCCCCGCTACGTTGTGGCAACCCAAACAGCGGGGTCTTTTGAAAGCATGGTTGGATGAATTCGACAGGTCTGATCTCTCTATAAGCCGAAAAGGTGCGCTTTATTTCGTTCTCCTGGGCCAGAGAAGAACGGAAACTTCCAAAATCCACATGGACAACATAGATGTGTCCGAAACTGGTGAGCGTGAGTGGTGGAACCTGTTGGACACTGAGACTAAGAACAACGAACCCCACCGGGTCTTTATCCCACCGTCATTCAGGAAGTATCTGGTGCATGAGAAGGGATGGGCATTCCCGTCCTCACAACGTGGGATTAAAACCAATCCACGGACGATCTACGGGGATTTCAAGGCAATAGCTGAAAGGGTTGGTCTTGGAGACTTCACCCTACATGACCTACGACGGACCTTCTCGACCTTCGTTTCTCTGAATTTTTCAGAAGAATTGATGCACCGGTTGACCAATCACAAACCTGATGGACTGACCAAAACCTACAGCGTGGCTGACCTGTATCGATATGATGACAAGAAGATCGAAATCTTCACAGCTTGGGAAAAAGAACTTGCGTCTATTCGTCGAGGTCAAGGTCAGAACGTCGTTTCATTCGTTTCCGGTTCATCCAATCAAAAATTTCTTTCTCAAGCCAGCCGGTAGCCCGTGGCCCAATTTTGATTCTGCGCGGGAAGGATCGATCAGTTTTTTCAAGAATGTAAGCGCGGCGGGTCGATATTATTCCCGTCGCCTTATACATATCGCCCGGTTTGATGCAAAGAACTGGCGAGGGTCGAATGGGTTCTTTTGATTTTCTTGGCATAATTTTTCCTTTGGAGGTTTGTGAGGACTTCCAGGGGTCCACTGGAAGCCCTCACCGTTAAGAAACGCCTTCTCCTTTGGTTGGTTAAAAGAAATCTTTCGCTGCTTGGCTCATCGGTGGATCGTCTTGTCGCTGGTCATCTTGGCGTTGACGTTTCAAGTTCCCGCCCAGGTAAGGATCACCCTTCTTTGAGACACGATTCCACAGGTTGTACTTCTGCTCCACTCCGTTCACGAAGACCGTAGCGTTGTAATCAGCGTCGGTTTCTTTGTTCTTGAAACCGTTTTTGAACACAGCTATCTCACCTTCTTTTTTGTCGTATGCCATTGGCTTTTCTCTCACTGGTTGAAATCCATGTAATTTTCGATAGACGACTTCAGGTGGGTACAAGCCTCTAGGTATCCTCGGCATTGACCATCACCCAAAGCTGTCCATCAACCTTCAAAATAAACTCTCCCTTCTCATTCACTTTGCACTGTGCGTCCTCACGTTCACAGATAATCTCGATGACATATTCCCGAAACGTGTTGAGATCGCAGTCCATCAAAAAGGATCACCGTCATCGTTGTACGCAATTTGTTCTAGGTGAGGTTGGGGAATCTGTGGCAGTTGAAACCACTTTTGGGAATCAAGTGGCAGATGATCCTCGACGAATATGGTCCAGACGGTTGAATCGCTACATGTGCAAAAAACGCGACCATCACTAACATGCAGTTGATCTATATATCGACGTTTTGATGGTGCTTTCATTTTTTTAACCATTCCTTCAGTTTGGCGCGAAAATCACGCTGATAGACCAGTGATTTACAGTGGTCTTTGAGTTTGTCCGTGTATGGGAATGTCAAAACTTCAAACTGATCCCCGGGAATCTTCGGCAAGCGAAATAGCCACAGAGAATCAATCTTTTCCTGCAACGAATACTCCAGCGCCATCGCGTAAAGGCCAATCTGCGCGACATATTCAGCTTTGTGGATTGATTTGGCTGTCTTGAAGTCACCTATCGCCTGTTTGCCGTTGATGCGAAATCTGAGATCCAGCGTCCCGGCATAATCAATATCCCCATTAGTCCAGTACACGATTTCTTCACTGGCTAGGTACTCAGGGTTGTTTTCCTTATCCCACTCAATGAACGGCATGACTGCATTTTTAAGGTCATCGTTCTTCGGGAGTTGGGGTTTTCTGCCTTCTCCTAATTTCCAGAGAACGAACTTTTCACAAAACCCATGACCGGCGTTTCCGAAATCAATCGCTTCTGTTGATTTCTTCCAAGGCGCACCACGAATCCGTTTCAGAATATCGGGTAGCGTCAGCTCGTCCAGTTCAATTCGACCCTCGATCACATCTGTTAATTCTCTCTCCGCTTGGGCTTTACACATATTTCCAGCCCACGGGATTCGCCAACCATTCTCAGCGTCCTGGTCAGATATAGATGATGTGCCGTAGCAGTTATCCCCATTCGCGTAGTAGCGGTGCTTATCTGGATCAAACCGGATTTCAGTGTTGCGTATCGTTACTGTCTTCATTGTGAAAGTAGGCTTCCGTAACTAAGGTTTCGGGCAACTGTGTTTTGGTGGCGATGTTTCTAATCGCATCACGCATTGTTTTCTGATTAAAGAATTTGACGAATTCAGAGATGACATCAATCATCCCGTCACTTCGGGCGTATTCATTCATCAGCCGGTCGAATTCCTGATCGACCTGATACCCAATGTCATCGTATGGATTAGAGTGTTGCATCGAGTGCTTCCATTCGTTGAATCAATAAACTGAATTCATGTTCACTTAGCGCGGAGGTTTCCCGCAGCCGACTCACCGGCTTACCGGCAATCTCAATAATCTCTGAGCCGATGAATTCGGATTTCGCCCAATCTTTAACTTCTCGTTCCGAATGTCCGGTCTTGTCTGCGATGGACCGACAAAGGACATGAAACAAATCATTCTGTGGGTTCGACCGTCTGCGAACCTTTATGGTGACTTCGTGCTGTTTCCCGCCGAGTTCAAGGATCGCTAACGCATTGCGTAGGTTCTCGCTGATTTCTTCCCGATATTCGGGTCTGATCTCCCGCGTGTAATTCAGGAGAGTGTTAGCGTTTGCTGACATAACAGGTGGTATAGGTATCGAAGGGATGCCTGGGCATGGATACATCGCACCCATTCCCGTTCTTTCTTTGTGGTTCGCCGGTCAATCTCATCGTGACAACTGGAGCAAGCTGGTGCGCCGAAGTGATACTGTCCTTTGGTGCCAACGCCAGCCCCTAGCGCAATCTCCCGATAATGTGCAAAAACCACCGTTTCGGGGTTTCCGCAGATGTTTGGAAGTCGAATCCAGCAATGTTCGCCTCTGGCGCTCTCTGCAACCTTGCGCTTGAGTTCCATAGTGAACCAGAGATTAACTCAAAGTACACTAAAAGGCAACTATAAGTATATTCTAAAGTTGTTGACACACCCCCAATATTAGTGCAAATTAAATCGTGTAGTTCTATAGGGAACTACAAGGCACCTTAAAGAAACTATGCTTACAGGGGGTAGGCGACTATGAAATTACGATCAGATGAGATATCCAACAAATTTAACGAGATGCTGCCGTTGATTGAAGAAATCCTGACTTTATCGAGTCAGGATCCTACATCGGCCTTTATTGAGTATCACACGGGAAAGGATAACTTTCACATCATCACGGATTGTTCGACTGATTTTTCATTCTTTCTCGGCTATCGTCGCTCCGAAATAATCGGAAAATCGGGGTTTGAGCTGACACCAAAGGAATTCCACGAAGACATGCACTGGTCAAGATGGGGTTCTGATCCAGAGCGGTTATCTGTCATGCCTGAAGGTATCTTTTTCAAGCACTGGTTGCGTAGGGATGGGTCAGAAGCACCATCTGCTTTGTTGATTGGTGGTCCGATTTCTGAATTCGTACCTCGGCGTATCGTCAAGTGCATTCCAATGAAGAAACTACCACGACGAAACCCGCCAATTCAGCCTTATGAGTTCAGATGGCTACGACAACAAAAGCTGTCTGTAGTCGGTTAGGCCGCGATTAGATCAACCAATTCTGAAGCTGTTTCTTTCAACAGTCCATTCTCAAACTGCTCTCTGGCGTAGATCATCATTACGATCTTTGCTAGTTGAGCAGGGGTGAGATCGACGCTCTTTTGTTGAGCCGTTGTTGAAACGGCAGTAATGACCTTCGCCAGCACATCACCATCCGGTCGAATCTGACTCTCACCGATTCCGTACAAAAGTTCAGCGGGGGATGCTCCGAAAAGGGTCGCGGATTGTTCGATGCGTTTCAGTGGCATTGCCTGGGTGCCGTTAAGCCAACGGTAAACCTGCTGTTTCGTTATTCCAAGATGCGCTGCCAGTTGGGAACCGTTATATCGATCCCTGTGCATCCAGGCTTTTAGCCTTTCTAACGCATCTTTTCCGGTTGTGTCATCCATAGGTGAAATAGTGTTCTGATTAGTGACACCTATTGAACCATAGAGTGCCATAGGATGCAATTATCATGGAAAAGGTTACACCTATGTGTTGTCAAGCATAAGTGCTTGCAAGTATACTTATAGTCGTGCTACAGTTTACTTCCTTTCATTTCCTCCTAAGATTCGGCCCGACCTCCTCCTCGGGCCATTTTTTTAGAGGAAGCCGGTTGCCCCTGACCGTGACCCCTTGATTGTACGGGTCGAACAGGGGAGTTCGGACATCAGTAGGCGGGAACGGTAAACCCGCCACCGGCCACCCTGCCGCCCGTGTCCGTCGATAAGTCTTGGTTGCGTGACCCGACAGAGGCCAACGATCCGATAGAACGCAACCCGCCGAAAGGTGAACACGGGAATGGGTATGGGTTGAACAAGGGAACAGCGAATGAAAACAGTAAGTGGACAGACTGCTAAAGCACTCCTTGAAAAACTTGAGGATTGGAAGTCACGACACTTTGAAATGGCGTGGTCTGACTTACCGGAAGGCTCTAAACAACAAGCCGTTGTTGCCTGGACCCGTGCGGTGGAAGACCAAGCTACTGCTGACGCTGTTGTCAATGCAATCAAACAATACGCAAAGCATTGCAACAAGAATGACATCCGAAAATGCCATTTTTCTACCTACGTTAATCAGGCTCGATGGGAAAACCAGCCCATCGCCCGTGACAAGCCAGTTGAAACAGATCCAAGTTTTTGTTCACAGGATGGTTGTGGACAACCGGCAACCCAACTCCACCCATCTCCATTCTGCTGCCGACACTGGACAGACAAATATTCCACGCAGTTTTGGGACGGGGAGTATCGACCTTACAAGCAAGTGCTTGCTATCCAACTGAAAAAGATGGGGCTAACACCGAATGACGGAGAAACAAACGCCGAATTTCACCTTCGATGCAAAGAGGCCGGACGAACTGCATTTTTCAAGTCGAGAAAGTCGGTGGGCATGGATCAGGGCAAAAGGGTTTGAAGATTTCGTAAGGCTATGTGCAGAGCATTTTGGTGATGAAAACGGAAAAATCGAAACCCCTCGTTGCTACAAAGGCTTGCACTCGGTGTGATGAGGAAAAAGAACTTCGATTTTTTTACCAGGATAAGACGGCGCATGATGGGCGTTGTGCGATGTGTAAAGCGTGTCAAGTTCGCGCAAAACGTCATGAAGGAACTGGTTATGCGAAATCAGTCATCTTCATCCGCAATGTGCCATGTGAAAGTGGATGCTGGAACGCTCCAAGATGTGCGCGAGAAAGTCTCACCTGTCCCGCATTCAGAAAATGGATGGAGCGTGGAACACCAAATGATCTATCACGAATTCCTGATCGCCACCTCTAGGGAGGGTGCTTGGTATGGGTGAAGAAGATTTGAAGAAAGAAATTGAACGTCTGCAAGAACACATCCAAGAACTGTATGAACGGATTAAAGAACTGAGCGAGAACCAACCATCGACGCTTTAATGTTGTTGTGTCTAGCGGCTGCCATTCTGGTCTTTTTGTGAATGCGGCATCTTTCCCTGTTCACCGGGGTTGGCGGCGGCGATCTTGCTCATCAGCATCTGTTGGGCTGGCAGACAGTGGGGTATGTAGAGTTTGACAAGTTCTGCCAGCAAGTCCTCGCGCAAAGGATCCAAGACGGGTTCCTCCATAAAGCCCCCATCTTTGGAGACATTGACGGTTTCATCGAGTCCGGTGCCTCTAAAAAATACAAGGGCTATATCGACGTACTTACAGCGGGGTTCCCTTGCCAACCATTTTCAGTGGCAGGGAAACGGCGACTCGACGACCCGAGGAACAAATGGCCGCAAACGATCCAATGTATTCGCGATGTTCGACCAAGATACGCTTTCTTGGAAAACGTCCCAGGTCTGCTTAATTCTGGATACTTCGGCGAAATCCTCACTTCGCTGGCCGAAGCAGGGTTCGATGCAAGATGGATTGTGTTGGGAGCAGACGATGTGGGCGCACCACACCGTAGGAAAAGACTCTGGATATTGGCCGACTCCAACAACACAGGACAACGCTCAAGTGCGAGGCGAGGGCAAAGCAGTCGGGAACAGGCGCGGGACGACGCTAGGCGGCGCGGTTCGGAAGTGGCCGACTCCAACGCAGGACACATCCAACCGAACCAAACGATACGCACAGGGGGGATTGCCGCTGACGATGGCAGTCAATTTATGGCCGACTCCTACAGCGATGACGGGTGGACAGGGAGTGGCACCGTCGCACAAGGACGGGGGTCACGGTTGGAACATCGGAGCGGCAGTGCAGGACAGTCTATCGGACGATCCCGTGAAGATGTGGCCGACACCAACAGCGAACGAGGATGCTTGCGGGAAACCAACGGGCAAGATGCAAAAGATGTTGGGCAATCACCCGGACGTTCGGAATACGGGGTCTGGGACGCTGAACCCAACGTGGGTCGAGTGGCTAATGGGGTGGCCAATAGGGTGGACAGACTTAGAGCCATTGGAAACGGACAGGTTAGCCGAGTGGCTGCAGTCGCATGGCGGATATTGAATGACTGAATTAGAACGTGTGGATGCGTTAATTTCTGCGCTCCGTTCTTGCACGGGTTTCCAAGGGAGAAACTCACAAGTCAGGCAGCAATATAACGATGTGGTCAAAACAATCCCGCATATCAACATCCCTACTGAAAGGTGGAACCTTATTGATCGACTGAAAAACGACAAGCTGGAAATGCCTTTTGTAAATCACCCATTTAACTACTTCAAATCATGAGTCCTACCCAAAGAAGCCTTAAAAAACTGCGTGAGGACGGATATGAACCTGTCGAGATCGTTGAAAAGTATGTACGCACGGGTGCTGGTGGTTTCAGAAAGGATTTATTCGGATTTTGTGATCTCCTGGCGTTGCATCCCAACGGCGAGATCCTTTGTTGTCAAACAACATCGAGAAGCAACGTATCGGCGAGGGTGAAGAAGATCGAAGATCACCCAAACCTCGACATCGTGCGGAAATGCAATATCCGCATCGTCGTCCACGGTTGGGATAAGGATAAATGCCGGGAGGTTGACCTGTCGTGACTGCGTATTCGCTGACTCCAAGCGAACAAACGGTTGCCAAATCTCTAGCTGTCATGCGCCAGCAGATTAGTCGCTCGATTGGTCGAGTGGATCAACAGATTGGCAAGCAGAACGGATGGGAAACAGATGAGCAGGGGATAGGTGGGGAGTTTGCGGCTGCGCGGGTGTTTAACGTGTTTCCACCGTTGGAACTCACACCTGATACCGGACATGACATCCAGGTAAATGGGAAAAGAATTGACGTAAAGACTACGCACTATCCAAACGGAAGACTGTTAGCGAAACTCAATAGCCAGTTGGATGACGTTGATATTTTTTTATTGGTGACGGGTAGGTTTCCAGAATTCAATGTGGTGGGGTGGGCCTGGGCAAAAGAATTGTGTCAAGCCGACAACATCATCGATCTTGGACATGGTGAGGGATTCGGATTGGAGCAAACCAATCTACGGGGGCTGACTGATCTATGATTTTAGAAAACGGAACAGAGGTTACTGCGTACTCAGAACACGACAAGATCATTCTGCACATCTCTGATCCCGATGAAGAAGGTGTGTGGGTGATGCAACCGATGGACCCCGCAAAAGCCCAAGAGCTGATCGAGGATCTTCGTGACGCAATCCTCGACCTGAAATATTGAGAATTGCGCTCCTGTCCGGTGCGGTTATTCAGGTTGACCCTGACGATGTTTACCGTCTGGCAATGAATGAGGAATTCAACCTTGATACCGTGACGCTGAAGTTGGGACCAACACAAGCTGCCGATTTAATGGACAAAATGTGGGGAATAAATGAGCCTGGAACTGCTGAAGATGCTCACGCCCAAGACCTCATCGCTTGAACGGTCAACGCGAGGGGTTGATGAAACGACCTGGGAAGATATCGCGGCCAGTTTAAGCAAGGTTAAGCCGTTAGCTTCTCTTTATTCGCGGATTTGTTTTGTGGGGGATCGCGCCCGAATCCATGACTTTGAACGGTCAGTGATGGATAAGGTATTACGGGATGATCGAACACAGGAATTTGTGGTGAAGATAGGAACATTGCGGGAGTTGGTGAAGCTGGCAGTTGCCGAGGAAGTCGTCGGGCAGATGTTGCCGATCGATGACAAGTCCGCGCCGATGGATAAGGTGCGCTTGTTGGGTCTTCCCAATGCCAAAATGTGGTATCGAAAGTACAACCAGATTTATGTTTTCTTGGGTAACTTTATGGGGGGATTGCAGAGTGACGCTGCCGTGACGATTGCCAAAAACCTCCGTAAGTGATTGATTTGACAGCATTTGTCCCGTCGTGGTAGGGTAATATGTAAGATCAGGAACCCTGGATACCGCCGCAAGGCGGTTTTTTTATGCCCAAATTTTATGATGAAGCCACTGGTCAAATAGTTGAATTAGAGGTTGATGCTGACGAGGTTGAATTTCTTGGTTATCGAGCCGTGACCGAGGTCAGTGACAGCGAGTGGGAATCTGCCCAAGATCCAGGTTGGTTGGAATCAGAGCGATTGCGGAAGACACGGGGCGAGATCCCGTGGGATTTCAGATTCAAAGGGAGAAAGCATTGAGTCATCTTAGTGACCGGGGGCAAAATTACTTCCAGCATTTTTGGTCTGGTATCAGCGTTGCCGGTCAACTGGCTTACCTGGCCGTGACCGTGACGGTCCACGCTTTCATACCTTGGGTGCTGAAAACAACAACCAGCGACCATCTGAAGCGAATAATCGACAAAATTTAGGCAAAAAAAAAGCCCCGCCGAAGCGGGGCATTGTTCAGTGTGCGACTTCGAACAAGATCGGGTTTCCAGTGTGCGAATCGGATGCGCTGATCTCAAACACCAGTTCGCCCATACCGTTGTCCTCTCCCGCTTGCGATTCTGTCGCCCGTAAGAAGAAGTCAACGTCAGAGTTGCCGCTGATTTTGTGCCGCTCCTGAATTTGTGAATTGTGAAGTTCGACAAATTCCCGCGCTTGGGTTGGATTAATCATTGGCTAACCCTCTCGTCATTCAGCGGTTCGCTATGCAGAATTCCATATTGGTCTTCGTACTGGCAAGAGGTGCAGCGAATGAATTGGTACACCTCGTTTTCGGTAATCCTCATCGAATTCATCGCGCCGCACTCCCAACAATCATCAACATGAACGAGTCGGATCGGACCATTATCTGTGTGTGTAGCTCTTGGCATGGTTCAACCTCCAGTTGCAAATTGTAAAACATTCAGAAACAGCAGGAAAAGCGCAAAAAGCGCCCAAACATCGGCTTTTTTGTCATCAGTCATCGTGACAACCTCAACTGTGTCGCCTTTTTTGCGAGTTCTTCCTGCAAATCACTGATCGTTTTTTCGGCGGTTGTGAAATAGGTATCCAAACTAACGACACTTTCCAACGTCAGATCCACAGAATTATCTGCAATGTGTTCTGCTTCATCTGCCGTAATGTCGAGATCTGCCATCAGCCGCTCCATTTCCAGTTCATGCAAAAGGTGGTGAATCTTCAGTTCTTCATCTGCCGACACATGACCACGAATGAAAAGAAGGTAAGAGTCATCCCGTTCATCTTCCACCCGATAAATTGAAAGGTAGTCACCGGTCATATCGTTGTCCTCAATTCGGGAAAGACAATGCTGCCTTTATCACCCATAACGCCGGTGCAAATAAGGGCCGTATCGCCTTGCTGGTTTTCGGACTTTCCAACCTTTGACCACGGAATCATCCACACCTGGAAATGATCGCAACCCTCGCGATGACAAATGCGGGTTTCAATACACCCGCTCCAGCTCGCGGCTTGCGTGACGATACCAGTTACTTTATTACCCTGTGCGGATACAATCGTTTTCCGCATCGATTCGGGGATTCTGGCTAAAAAATGTGCCATTTCAGTCTCCTTAAAAGTTGAATGAAAAGTGGACTGATTTAAGCCACCCCGTTTAGGTTGGTTATGAGAAGTAACGAAAATACTCTGTCCGACCGTGCCAGTGCGACCCTACATCGCGCCGGTTAAACAAAAGTTTCCAGCTTTTTTCCCGTGCAGCCTCTACGAATGTTGACGCATCGCAGTCTTCTTCCAGATACGCCACATCATCGTGACGATACGAAAACTGCGAGATTTTATTAGCGACACCAACTTCCCGAACGTCGGCCATTGGTACTTCGATCCAGCCGTGTCCGCCGTCGATTATGAAATTGTAGTTTTTTTGCATGATTCAAGTCTCCCAGGGGCGACTTAAATCAGCCCACTTAATTTGAGTTGACTTGAATATGACGGCTGGTTTTGACTGCTAATCTCGCTCTGTTGTTTCTTGTGCGTCTTTATTGAACCAATTGGCCGCACTAAAAAATGCTTCGGACAATCCATCGACAATCTCTTGTCCTGTGAATTTTTCTGTATGGCCGTTTGCAAAAGTCAGAACCAACTGATCGCCAAAATACTCTAACGGTTCTATGGTTGCTGACTTCAGAAAGTGATAACCGTCACCTGTTTCGCCGTCGTCCCAATTTACTTGATGGTAGAGCGACCAGCCATCGTCAACCCAAACGGGTTCAGTTTGGCTATCGGTGTCGATATTTCTCCAGATAGAAACCGACCGATCCGGATAAATACCCAGATCACTTGCCCAGTGTTCTTCAATAAGATCATAGAACATTTTCTGGTCACCGTCGGTTACCATCCAAGACATTCCATCGCCGCCGTAATCGAATGATTCGTAGCGATTGTTACTAGTACGGTCTAACAAGTCGATTCGGATTGACTCATCCGTTACGCTGACTAACAACCACTGCCACGGGTTACGAATTCCGGTGGAGATCAACACATGATCTACCCAACAACCGCCGCCCGTATGATAAGAGCCGTGTATTCGGATTGATTTAAGCATGGCATTTCCCCTTAAAAAGTGAAGCCGTCATATTCAAGCCAACTCGTTGAGGTGCCTTGAATATGACCGCTGGTTTTGGGGTTAGTTAGAAAAATCCTACGTGTTGTCCAGATTCATCTAGTACAGCTACACAATACTTATCTACGGTTGTGCTTGGTGCTACCAGATACTCCCATTCGTCATCGCCTTTATTACAGTGGTCGGCGATATCAACGGCTTTCTCTTTTGTAAATAGTGTGGGGTTAAAGTCGCCTTTATTGACAGACAACCTGATCAATTTTTGCTGGTAAAAACTCTTTCTATCGTTCATCTTCGTTTTCCTCTAGTTCTTTCAGTTCTTCGGCGATGTGGGATGCGATTTCATACCAATTCACACACTGCATGAATGCACGGGCGTAACTTTCGACTATGCCGTCAGTATCGCAATGACCGAAGATGATTTCTTCGGCGTAATCTACGGCCCATTCAGCGTCGATATCATCGGACGTTTGACCAGAGTCATATAGATGTTCTACGCCGTCGCTGAAGATTTCCAGGTTGATTCGCCATGTCGCGTAGTTAGACCAGCCGTTGTATGTGCTATCAGTCATCGGAGTATCGCCGTCATAACGACCGGCCCAAAGGCGGCAGCCAACGCTACCAAAAAGAATACAAGAGGGTAAATGTGCTTTTTCATATGCCTTCTCCTTGCATGGCGACGGCAACCTTCACGAACAGCATTACAAACAGCTTTGCCGGTTCGTTCTTCAGTCACCGCCGCCATACTGAGCGGCCATATTCAAAGCACCTCATTATTGAACCGGTGGGGGATATGACCCAAACAACTGTCACCGGTTATGCAGGGTTGATAGTGGCCCTGATGCCTCGGAACGTCGCCAACTAGTGGGCGGTGCCTAACTCAACCAATGCTTCCTTCTCAACTCCACTAGGGCGAACAGTAAACGAAAGGTTTACTAAAGTCAACCATAGTGAACCATAGCGAATCAGAGCGGTGTCGATGGGTTTGTATTGGGTGATGTGATGTGGTGATCGGGTTACTAGAAACCGGTCCCCGCATGGCCGTTTTCACACGGCATGTTCCCGGTTCCCCGGTTCGGGGTTGGGGGGAGTGCTTGAACTGACCGGTTCGAACCGAATGGCGCACGGTTGGCGCTGTTGTTGGGCTGATGCCTTCAAAGCCTAGCCATTGTCACGCTGACCCGCTGATACTGAATCAGCCGTTGGTTGCCCTGGCCTGGATTATGGCGATCTAGGGCAGTTTATAAGCCTTTGAAATCAATAAGTTACGCTCAAAACCTCTAGGAAGACAAGAGCTTCGTGACGTAAGCGAGGGCGGCCCCCCACCCCCCCGGCAGCGTTAGCGTTATTCCATCACATACATCTCACGAAACCACATGGACAAATCAATCGGACCAGATGGCGTATCAGCCAATGAAAGGAACTTCGTAAAGGAGTATCTGAAGCATGGGAATGCGAGGCAAGCCTATTTGAACGTGTTTGCCTGTTCCAAGAACACCGCTGCCAAATCCAGCAAGGCGATGATGAAAAGGCCAAGGGTTCGTGAGTACATGCGTATCCAGATGGAGAAGATCGACAAGGAGGAGTTGCGTCACGCGACGGTAGACAAATCCAAGGTGATGTATGACCTGGATACCTTGCGGGAGATTGCGGTACGGGAAAGGCAGTTAGGTCCAGCGGTAAGGGCCACGGAGTTAATGGGCAAGGAATTGGGGATGTTCAGAGAGAGAACAGATATCTCTGTGCATAAGGTATCGGACGAAGCACTGATTCAGGCCATATCCACTCAGGATGAATCTTTGGGGTCGGAACTGGCAAGGGTGCTGAACATCGATGACTACAAGGTGGCAAGTTAGAGCCTCTTATAGAAGTTATACCCACTTATAGGAGAAAGCATGTCGGCAAAGGTTGAGAAGGTAATGCGCGAATTCAAGAGGAGAAAGCTGAAAAGCAGCAGTGGTAAGCGTGTCACCAAAAGGAAACAAGCCGTGGCGATTGCTCTTTCTGAGGCGAAAAAACGCTGATGGCAATCACATCTACAGGTGATATCGGGATGGACATGGGTAAAACCGTCAGTTGGACAGATAGTTCCACAACGGCGAGTTTCGCAGATGGGACGTATTTCGCAGATGGGGGTGTGATTCCGTTGGAGTTCGACCAGCAGGATTGGTATTTGGAAAACGCATTACGGGTGATGAGAGCCAGGGGGTTTGCTGACTGATGGTTTACGGACCAGGGACTTACGAAAAGCCGGGAAGACCGACCAAGAAGAAGACCAAAAAACAGGTCGCTTACGCCAAGAGAAAAAAGAAGAATGGAAAATAGCTGGCACCTTTCTCGATCACTCTCTGTTGGTCATCTTATCTCCACTATCGTAATCATCCTCGGCGGTTATTCCTTCGTTTCCGACCTGGAAAAACAAATTCTGGAAAACCAGCTTTCGCAAAAAGCATTAGCCGAAAGGATGGACCGGACAGACGCGAGACATTCCGAGCAATTCGGAGAGATAAAGGAAATGCTGAAAGACATGTCGGTAAAGATAGATGCGCTTAACCGTGGATGATCGTTACCGAGAAAGCACAAAAGAGAATAGACAAGACACTCTCCGACACAGAATCCTTACGAGTCTCCGTCAACGGAGGCGGTTGTTCTGGTTATCTCATAAACCTGGAAAAAGAAACCAATTCAGACGGTATCTGGATAACTCACAACGTCCTCACAGACTCCACCTCGGCGGAGTTTTTGTCAGAGGCAACGCTGGATTGGATAGATGATCCATTTCAGCCAACTTTTAAGTTCAACATTCCCGACACGCATTCGTGCGGTTGCGGAAATTCTTTTCAGAGGAACACATGAAAGACTGGATAAAGGAAAACCCCGTTTTAGCAGCCGCTGGCGCTCTTATTGTTCTATCGGTTCTCTGGCACTTGTTTTAGTCGGATGTTCGAGCCTGAAAAAAGCAGCGATGATCGGAGGTGGCTCGTTAGGAGCGGGTGCGATTGCCTCGATTGCGACATCGGGGACTGCTCCTGTGTTACTGGCGGGAGCGGCAGGTGCCTCTGCGACCAGTGTCGTTGCGGACGTTATGACCCCATCGAAGAAAGGAGGAGCTATGGCTACAGCGTCTAATTGCGCCCCTGATAATTTCTGGACCCTGTTGGGTTCTCTGATCGAAATGGGCGGTTGGGCCTTAATCCTGATTATCGTTCTTCCGATGATTGCGGGTTGGGTTCTCCCTGGACCACTTGAGAAGAAGAAAAAGAAATGAAAGTGGACCCGAAATTCTTTGGCTTTTTGTTATTCCTGATAGCGCAGACGGGTAGTGCGATCTGGTGGGCGAGTAGCATGTCGTCAGAAGTTGAAAGGCTCGCTGGCATTCAGGGAACAGCGATCCCCGCTTTAGAGGCTGAAGCGAAACAATGCGGAATTGAAATTCACAACCTAAAAAAATTGACGGGCGATCAGAAAGAGATTGAGGAATCCGTTAAAAATCTAGACGTAATGATGTACAGGTTACAGACCATCGAAACCATGCTGGACAAAATCTTAGCCACTAAGGTTCGTTAGTGGAGCTTAGTAAAGAGGAAGCACTAAAAGAACTGTATCGCAGGGTTTCTGGAAGAAAGTTCTTCCGGTATGAGCCTTACAAGTGGCAAGCACAATTCCTGAGAGAGACATTCGACAACCAGGAGATGATGCTTCGTGCGGCTAACCGTGTTGGTAAAACGCACACCGCAGCCTATCTTGCATCTGTCTTCGCTACTGGATTGTATCCCGATTGGTGGGAAGGAAGAAAGTACAAGCACTCGACGTTGGGTTGGGCGGTTTCAGTAACCAACGAAAGTAGTCGGGATATCGTTCAAAAAGAATTGCTTGGCGATCAAGTGGGTACGGGACTCATCCCTGCTGACAACATCGACAAGGTAACTTATCGCCAAGCTGGTGTATCCAATGTTGTAGACATGGTTCGGGTCAAGCATGTTGCCGGACAAAGCACCATTGTCTTCAAGACCTACCAACAGGGTTGGCAAGCCTTTCAGGGTACTCAGCCTGATTGGATCTGGTTAGATGAAGAACCGGACGATTACCGTGTTTACACCGAATGTCTGACTCGCGTTCTCACTTCTCGCGGAATTATCTTTGTCACATTTACACCACTATTGGGTGAGACTGATCTTGTCCGACATTTTGATGACGGTATCAAGGGAACGTACTTACAAACGGCCACTTGGGACGATGCCGATCATCTCTCCAAAGAAGAAAAAGACCGCTTTATAGAGTCCTACCCACTCCACGAAAGGGATGCCCGTACCAAGGGTGTTCCGATGATGGGAGAGGGTCGTGTGTTCCCCGTAGATGAAAAGGAAATCTCGGTCCCTGCCTTCGAGATCCCCACTCACTTCGCCAGAATTTGCGGCATAGATTTCGGTATCGATCACCCCGCCGCCGCTGCATTTCTGGCTTGGGACCGAGATTCCGACTGCATCTATATATACGACTGTTACAAACAGGCAAACGAAACCCCTGTTTACCACGCTGATGCGATCCGCAAGCGGGGCGATTGGATACCCGTAGCGTGGCCTCACGATGGACTCAATCGAGAGAAAAGCGGAGGCAAGACCTTACGCGATCACTACGCTGATTCTGGCGTGAATATGTTGGGTATTTCAGCCCGTTACGACAAAGACAAGGGTGGCGCACAACCTGTCGAACCGATTGTGATGGAAATGCTGGAGCGCATGAAGACAGGACGGTTAAAGGTCTTCGGTCATCTCAACGAATGGTTTTCAGAGTTTAGAAATTTACATCGCAAGGATGGAAAGATCCGAGCTGTCCGTGACGACATTATGAAGGCGAGTATGTACGGACTGATGATGCGCCGTTATGCGACACCGATGTATCTCCCGCAGCAAGCACAACAAAGGTACACCAAATCTGTGATGAGTATGCGTACATGACACCAAATCAATTTGCAGAAATCCTATCCAACTCAGGATACGAAAACCTTCAGACGATGGTTCTTGATGACGGTAAGGGTTACTACGCCGAGAAATTCTCTCATGCGGATGAAGACCGTAATGAACCCCATTGGAAGGTCGTCTATGCCGTGGGTCTGGATGAAAAGATGCAGATGGCACAACACCGTTATGACGCAATCGGTACGTCTTCCTGGTTTCGCATTCAGCAGTCACGCGAGGACGCACAAAAAATACTGAACGATAACCGCACGGTGTTTAATGGCTAGACGATTTGACCGTAGGGATTTCTCTAAGATAGCGGAATCCATCAAAGCAGAACTTGACAAAAGAAAGCACAAACGGAAAGACCTGGAGAAGCAATGGAAGGAGGTTGATCGTCAGGTTGCGATGAAGCCACCGGAACGGGAAAACCGTGATGGTACGGATTGGATGCCCGACATGGAGCTTCCACTTCAGGCACAGGCATTAGAGGTCTTAACGGCTGACGCAAGACGGTTGATCTTTCCGAGGGATAAAGATTGGTTTCGCTGTCACGCTAAAGCGACGGATGAATACCTCCGTGCGGTTCAGGAATCTCTTGTTATGTCGGGCGATGAGACAGAACAGATCATTGTTCCAACACAGTCTGATCTCAACACCCTTACTGAGTCGATCCTTGTCCACTTCCATTCTCAGTATGATTTCCGTGCAGCGATCGACAGTCTCAACATTCAGGCATTCAAGTACGGCACCTATGTTGCCCATGTCCGTTGGGCGAAAAGAGAAGTCTTCTCTAATGACTTTCGCGGTATTTACCGAGAACGGGATGAAATGCCTGTCGTGGTGCCTGGAGACATAAAATCTACTTATCTCGATACCTCTGCACAGATGGTCGCAAGGGAAGGGATGATGATTGCGCCTTCCATCATTCGGGAATACAAACAAAAACTGGCTGATCTAAAACTCGCAGCGAAGGTAAGAAACCCACAGTCCATGTCCGGTGGGTGGATGCCAGGAAACATTTCCAAACTTCAGGCTGATGATGGTCATGTAAAGCTGATCGAGATGGAAGGGGATCTAATCATTCCCCGCAGTCAGACAGATGCGTTCATTCCGAATTGCATTGTCACGATTGCGATGGGTGCCAACCTTCAAGTCGTCCGTTATCGTGAAAACCCGTACCCGTTCCGTCTATTCCAGACCGGTACTTACCACATGGAAGATAACGGGGTTTATGGGGTTTCTCCGTTAATGAAAGGTCTGCCGATTCAGATGGCAGCGACAGAAGCGATGAATCGCCTGATACAGACCATCACACTGAATACTGAGCCTCCCATCTGGTACGACCCCAATGACCAGTATTGGAGAGCGCAGGGTGGACCCAAAATAGAACCAAGGGCTTTGTGGTCCTCTCTGACAAAACCAGAACCGATTGATATCGGCAATCCTAGTGGGATGATGCAGATTTACTTCGCACTGCTTAAACAGTACGAGGAACTAACTGGTGTTACCGCTCCCCGTCTTGGAGCGCAAACCAAGTCTCACCAGACGGCATTTGCCGTTGATATGGAAGTTACCCGTGGTCAAACCAGAACGGTTGATTACGTCCAATGCTTCACCGAAACCCTGACCAACATTCTCCACATGGAACTGGAAATGTTACGCAGGGGTATGGAAGACACCTCTGTATTTATACCGAAATATGCAGGGTATGTGGACGTTACGAGGGATGCGATACCGGAAGACGCTTACATCGAGGTCTACGGTGCAGCCTCACCAATGGAGAAAAGAGAGCAGGAACAGAAAGAGTTCTCTGCCTTCCAGATGCTTCTACAGCTTGATCCGATGGTTAGGCAGTTGGGTGGTCGAGGTCTTGATCTTGATGCGATCCGCACTGAGTTCATGCGCCGAGCTAACCCAGGAATCAACTTAGACAACCTACTGGAACCAATGGAGCAATCGTTTGAACCTCCCCCCACACCTGAAGGACTTCCTCCAGAACTTGAGGTCGAACCAGGACTTTTCACAACTCCTTGAATCCATCCAACTGACTGACGTACCCCGTTGGACACCGAATTCCACCGATAAAGACAAGTGGATATATGACTCTGGCCGAAGGGACGGTCAGGAATCCTTGATTAACTTCTTACGAGGCAAAGATGACTGAAGAAAATACCAATACTCAGCCCGAAGCTGAAGTTGCGGAAGCTCCAGCAGATGATTTAGACAAGATCCTTTCTGAGTTCGATAGTGCTGTTACACCTGAACCTGATCCTGAACCTTCAAAAGCCCGTATGGATATGGTTGAAGAATTCATTCAACAGCAACAGGCAAAAGAAACCAGAGTTGCAATTCAAGATTCGGTAGAAAAATTTAAGGGCTTCGACTCCACGCTTGCCAACGTGGGAAACATGGCAGTCGAGGGATACATCAATTTAATGGCACAACGGGATACCCGTATTGCCGATGCGTTCCACAAACGGGAAGAAAACCCCGATGCGTGGGGCCGAGTGCTGAAGTCGATGGCTAATGAGTTCAGCAAAGAGTTTAAGGGTCCAGATGCACAAATTACGGAAGACCGTAATGCAATGAGGGCCGCTGTTGAGTCACAACCTGAGACTGTTGAAAACGAAGGTCCAACGGTGCGTGATCTCAACCGAATGAGCGATGCAGAGTTTCTTAGATACAAAGAATCTCTTTCGTAACAACTGCTGTGACCCGTAACCGATAACCGAAAGGCATGAGGTAAAGAGGAATCAGTTGAATATTTTTAACTTCAACTAAAAGAGGAAATAGCCAATGGCTGCTCCAATTACCACCACTACCCAAGTTGCGGGTCCGGTTAATGTGGTGTTCCAAGAAACGCTTCTGCGAAATGCGAAGGCTAAATGCCCGTATTTTGTGGGGAGTGTACCCGCAGAAATAAGGGAGCATAGTGGCTCGTTCACCGCTAAATGGCGGCGCATCGAGAACCTGACTCCTGTCACCGCCGCTCTCGCTGAGTTGACCGGCAACCTGGCTATTCCGGTCAGGGATTCCGTGCAACCCAGTGTGACCGACATCACGAAAGCAGTGTCCAAGTATGGCAATTACATGTTGCTGAACGAGGAAGTTGATGTGGTGAACTTCACTGGTCAGTCTGACAAATTGGTTGAGATTCTTGGCATCAACGCCGGAATGTCACTCAATCGTCTGCAACGTGACGAGATGGAAGACAACGCTACCGCTATTCTGGCGAATGGTGTAGCTGGTGTTGCCAACATCATCACAAAACTGGCTCGTAACGACATCAAGAATGCTGTCAACACCCTGAATCGAAACACGGCAACGAAGTTCTTGCCGATGACTGAAGGTTCGGATCGTGTCGGCACTTCACCAATGCGTGATTCGTATTGGGGCATTTGTCACGTTGACGTAGAGGAAGATATCAGAGACATGACCGGCTTTATCGCGGTTGAGTCTTACGCTTCCCAAACCGCTGTATCGCCCGGTGAGTTCGGGGCGGTTGGTGGTGTGCGTTGGATTTCGACTGAGGAATCCTCAATCGATGCAAATGCTGGTGCCGCAATCGGTGCGTCGGGTCTTCGCTCGACGGGTGGTGTCAATATCGATGTGTACAACTCTGTTGTATTCGGTAAAGACGCTGTTGGATCACTTGGCTTTGGCAAGGAACACATCAAGGAAATTTACACCGCTGGTGACAAACTCCCGTCTGTGTTGCTTATCAATAAAGCGAGAGGTTCATCTGGTGTCGCAGATCCGCTCAACGAACTCAGCACAATGGGTTGGAAGAGTTGGCACGGTGCCAAGATTCTCAACGGAAACTGGATTCGCAACATCAAATCTGGTGCAACCGCTCTTTAAGGGCTAACGGGATAGCGGCCCTTCGGGGCCGCTTTTCCAAAAGGGAGATTCTATGAGTTTTGTTTTTCGTACACCGGAGGTTGATTCTTTAGGTGGTCGCAGTCCTTTAGAAAAAATGCGTCGCCACACTTTGTGGGAAATGGCGCGGGAAAAAGGGTTGCTTGCAGCGGAAGAATATCCGACTAAAGAAGAACTGATTCCGCTGATTGAAGCTGCCCCGGCAGTAGAGGTTGTCAGTTTGGAACGGGCAAAGTCGCTCAGAACATTCGCCCTTAAAAAACTTTGTAAAGATCATGGAATCGATTGCAACAAGACCTCAACGAGAGAGTACATGTTGGGTGAATACGAGAAAATACTAGAGGCTGCGTAATTGGCTTACACCTTACTCGATGCGGTCAACCTGTCATTAAAAAGGGTCAGGGTTATTCAAGGGGATTCGGGAGAACTAACGTCCCTCACTGATTCCGCTCGTCAGGCTGATATCGACATCATGGTACAGGCATGGAATGAAATTATTTCAGACCTGTATAACACCGCACGGCAGCTTCCCTCAGACACAAGCGAGGGAACCATCACGCTCGTTGCGGGAACGCGAGAGTATGACAAAGCCAGTGATGTAGATATTGTTTCCTCTAACACGATGGTCGATCAGACCAACGGGCAGTATCTCTATGCTTATCCAGGCGGTTATGAGGCGATGTTTGTTGAACAGACTCAACCCGCCAATTATACGGGCCTACCGATTTACTGGACGATCAATCCGACCAACGCGAAATTCCGTTTGGATCGATCTCCAACCGCAGATGACGCAGGGAAGGTTTACACGTACCTGTACCGTAAACGTCTTTACATGGACACGGCAGCGGCAACCTTTCCATTTGCCGACAGCGTTGTGAATGACTTGATTCAAGGCGTAAAGGAAGTCTGGAACAGGGAGAGCAAAGAGAAATTCGATATGGTGGCTTATCAGACCAGTATTGCCAGGGCAGCAGTCGCTATCAGCCAAGTCGAATCCAGAGAGAAGTATTAGATGCTCCAGGTTCCACCTCCCGAAGATATTGGGATCATCCTTCAATTTGGGGGTGGTCTTGCAACGGTCAAATCAGAGAACGAGATTAAAGACCGTGAATGTGCCGATGGTGAGAATTATGTTCTTGAGTTGGATAACTCACACTTTCGACCTCGGAAACCTTTCAAGAAGTTAGGCACAGCGACCAACGGCGAGAACATCATGGGCTTTGCCCAACTGGTGACAAAGGCCGATACCATTTCTACACTCATTCAGGCTGGTGATACCGTCTATGAGTGGGATGGTGGGACTACCTTCACCTCAAAGGGTACGGTTAGTTCAGGCGCTAAATTGCGTGGTCCGTTAGAAGCCAACTGGACGATGGACGATAAGGTCATCATCACTGACCTAACCAAGACAGAAGCGATAAAACAGTGGGATGGAACGACGCTTTCAGATGTGTCGTTCTCTGGAGTTTCAGGAACAGTAAAAGCGAAATATTGTTTCGTTGAGAATGAAAGAGCGTGGTTCGGTAACATGACCACAACCTCTGATACACCACAAGTGGTTTGTGCATCTGAAGTCAGCGATTACACAACCATCACGACAGCGAATAAACCGTCTTCTTCGTTAAGTGAAGCTGATCCCTTTTATTTAGTCGCTCCTGATCTACGTCCGATCAATGCGATGGTTCAAGCATTCGGGAAGGTGATCTTTTCAACCCAACGTGGTTCCTTGTTTAACTTCACCGGAACGACTTCAAAAGATTACGCAGTAACGGCTTACTACAACGGTTCAGCCGCATCAGGCGATGAAGCCGTGGTTCATGTTGGTAACGACGTGTATTTCGGCAGAGAAGGTGCGATTGAGTCTCTTGCCGGTATTACGAACATTCAGGAAGCAACGGTTGATGATCTATCGCGCTTTATCGCAGATGAGGCGCAGACCATCGAGAAGTGGCGAATGGTCTATGACCGCAACATGCAGCGGATTTATTGCTTTCCTGATGCTGAAGACAAAATCTATGTTTTCCAAAAAGCACTTTACGACGATGTAGCAAAACATAGTGCTTACCCGATGACGGAGTTTTTATCTCCGTGGTCTGTTTGGAAAACAACCCACTCGGCAGGATTCCAGCCAACCACAGTGTGGAACATGCTCGATCCCGCCACAAAAACAATGGCGGTTTACTTCGGCGATACGTCGGGGAATATTTATAAGTTTGACTCCGACACCTACAACGGTGATGGGGCAACTGGCCCCGCTGATGCAACCGGCGTTGATATTCGGACAACGCGGGTTTCTAAATCATTTAATGCGCCGCCTGGACGGATGTTTGATGTTTCGGGGTGGATAACTTACCGAAAACCGACTGAGGCGGTGGATTTGAGTCTTCGTTTTGAGCATGGGGGTGTTTCCCTGTTCGACCAGGAAATCAACATCTCTATTCCTCCCGCATCAGCAACACCCACGACTTATGGGGGAGCTTTCTACTATGCCGGACCCAGTTATTACGGAACCAGTTTTGAAGGAAGACTCACCCGCCAAAACTACACGGCAGCGGGTCGCTCGTCGCAAGTCCAACTCCGAGTCACCTCAATTGGCAAGCAAGACTTCTCGCTTGCGGAAATCGGCCTCCAGTTCACGGCATAAAGCCCATCCGAAATTAAAACGACTTCTAAAGCGTGGCGGTTACTGGCGACTGCTTGAGGATCGTGATTGGCGTTGGTTGTATGCGGCTTATAAGAAGGGCGGTTTCAAGGAAACCCCTGAAGACTTAACGCCCGATGAATTCATCTTTCACTCACTGGAAGCGTTTGATGGCATTGATCGCATTTATCTCGCAGTCGGTAAAACGAGAAAAGGTGAGATCCCCGTGGGTGTTTCACGGGTAAATGAAAACGGACATTTATTAGAGGTTCATGCCGAATGGTTTCCCTGGGCCTCAGACAGAAACATCATGGAATCGACTGCTCGTTTCCTAGATGAACATCGAAAACAATTCAACATCATTATGCCAACACTAAAACAATATCAAGCCAATCTCGCGTATCACGGAAGGTTGGGTTTGGTTCGTTCTGTAGGAAAGATAGAAAGGTATTTTCCAGATGGAGAGACAGCTTATGTGTTCCAAACAACGAGGACTTAACTGATGCCAATGCTTGCTCCGGTAGCTGCGAGTTGGATTGCCCCCGCAGCCCTTGGCGCATCCACCCTTGCCGGTCTGTATAGCGGTAAGCGTGGGAAAGATGTGCTTCAGGCGGGACAGAAAAGGACAGCAGGATATATGCACCCTGGACTGATGCCTGGGTCAAAGACACCCATGACCTACAAGACCCCTGGTGGCAATTTCAGTTATTCCGGCGGCAATGTGAGAGCCGCAGCTTCTCCCTTTCGTAAATACCTCAAGCGAGATTATGACGACACTCGCGGGATGATGAGTAGAACGAGAGAGCTTGGGCAGTCTGTTGCTCCCGGCATGAGTCAGGTGAGAGCCGCTAGAGAACGTGCGGTTCAAAACGCAATCACACGACGCAGAGGCAATCTTCAAGCGCAGATGCAGCAAAGAAACATGCAGGGCAGTGCGTTCGATCATGCGGGGCGAAACATGCTGGCGATGGATGAAGGGCAAATGATGGGTGAAGCGGGAGCGCAGTCCTTTCTGGATGAGTACGACATGAGCATGAAAAACATCGCGCAAGAAGCCGCACTAGGTCAGCAAGCTACGGCACAGGTTGCAAAAGGTTTGGAATATGACCTTGGTTTGATGGGACAGGTTTTCAAGGGAGCGCGAGATGTTCAGGACTACATCGCCAACATGAACCAGATCATGTCTGGTAACGCGAATGCAATGGCAAAACTGAGAAGCGCACAAGCACAGGGTTACGGTGAGTTAGTCGGTATTGGGTTAGGAAAGTACGACTTACCAGCATGACAAAACAGAGACTAATCAATGGCTGAATACGGAAGTTTTGGATCAGGACTTGCTAGTGGTTATTTAACTTCGTCCAAGCAAAGGCAAGAACAAGAAGCGTTGCAAGCTGCCGCTGATGCTGAACAGGCCAAAACTCAGGTTGAGCGGTCAACGGCGATGATGGAGAAGACCGTTGAGGTTGCGAATGCCTACCGTGAGGCGATTGCGAGGACTCCACCTGGCGCTGAAAGGGAGCGGCTACAAGGGGCGTTAAAGTCAGTTTTGGAAATGGCGGGAGTCTTAAATAATCAACTGAAAGTTGGCACCAAAGGTGCGGTTGATTTCTCATCTGTCCTTGCCGCTGGTGCTGATCCAGCTCTGGCACCACCGAGTCCCATTGTCGAACATAAAGAGGGTATCACTACACAACAGCGTCTTCATTCTGGTGCTGGTGATTTACGCACGTTCAAGAGGGGAAAGAAATACTTAAACAGCGGTAAAGATTTGATTGAGATTGATCTTGATGTTGATGATCCAACCGCAAAGGTAATACACACAGGGTCAGCAGATCAAACTAACGTGGAAAGACTCCAAAGTTATCGCGCAAAGTTAGTAGCGGCTAATCCAAACGATCCGCAAATAGCGGCGGTTGACGATGCGATAAAGAAAGCAACCACGTTCAAACCAGCGGCGGGAGATGCGTTAGCGATACAGCAACTTCAAGATTACCGCGCCACATTACCGCCAGGCGATGAAAGAATACCAGCCGTTGACGCTGCGATAACGAAACTAACAACGCATAAGCCAACGGCACCTCCGAAGACATCACAGTATATTGCTGGCCCTACTACACCTAAAAACTTGCCTAGAGCGATCCAAAGAGATTCTAGTAATCCGGATCACATGGATTATGTTGAACGGAATGGATATATCAAAACGAGTACGGTTCAGCAAACAAGTGGTGGCGCTGAAGGTGGTTTGGAAGGCACATCCGCAAGAGATACTGCTCGTACACAGGTCGATTACCTTTCCTTGGGCGATGAGATGTTGGGCGACCTCATTGGACACCTGGAGCGAGATCCGACCTCTGGTGGTGTAGTTGGCGCACTCAGAAGAATAGGTCAGAAAGTTCAGAGAGGTTTGGGTGAGGTCACTCAGATTGCCGATTTCGGAATTGCTGAAGCTGCAAGAGGGATGATAACCGACCAAATCTCCGCAGATGTTGCTGAAGGTCTTGATTCATCCGATGCGATTGCAATCAGAAAAGAGTTTCTTGATGACCCAACTTTGTCTGAAATTGAGATCCTTGAGAATTCTCTTGCCGCAATCGTTGCGAGGGTTCTGAATCCAAAAGACCGATTATTGAGAGATCAGTATGAAGTGGCTAAGAGCATGGTCAAGGTTACGGGATTCTCTCCTGGTAATTGGTCATCTCAAACGGCATTAGAAAAGTTAAGAAGACTTAGGCAGGATTTACAGGCAAGAAAAGCGTCAATAAGGGGGCGAATTAGTGACACCCCTGAAGAATCCACCACACCAACTGGCCCGACTGTTTTCAACTACGATAGCGAAGGGAACTTAATAGACTGATGGCCGAAAACAAGATAAAGGCTGTCATTCAAACAGAAGAAGGACCAAAAACACTCACCTTCCCGATGGGTACTGCACAGTCAGTTATTCAACGGACTGTAAAGCAATTTATTCAGCAAGATAAGCAACGCATTTCTGAAACCTCTGCCGCTAACCCGCAGGGGGATTTCCCCGTTCCTGATTACCGTAGTGGGTGGGAGAAAACAAAAGATGTAGCTGGTTCGATGTGGACCCCTGAGACTGCTAAAGCAATCGGTGCCACCATTGGAACCGGTATTACGCTGCCAAGCGCGGCTGTTACAGGACCGGCTGGCCCTATCACTGGCAGTGTATTTGGTGCGATGGCGGGTCAGAATATTTACGACATAACAAAAGGCACCCCATCAGGAGAAACGGCTAAGAATGTCTTAAAGGCCGGTACAACCGATGCAATGTTCTCGATGGGTGGTGCATCTGTAGGACCATTACTAAGAGTCACTAAAAACGCAGTATTGTCGAAGATGTTGGGCATAGGTGATGACAAAGCTACTGAGTGGCTTGTCCGTGCTGGTCGCCAAAACATACCAACTGGCATTGTTGACATTAGTGATCGTCCACTTACGCGAGGTTTTCGTTCAGTCTTGGGTATCATTCCTATCCTGGGTGGCCCAATCAAAAAAGCGCAAACCGAAAGAGCGGCGGCATTAACAAATCGTCTAAATCAGGTATTGGATGATATCGCTCCTATTGCAACTGCTAACAAGATGGGTCTGGATGTTGCCGAAGGCGCAAAGAATACGACGCTTGAGTTAAAGCGTTGGTACAAGTCGTTATACAACGAAGCAGATCAGTTAGCAGAAGGTGCCGGTGAGATTGTTCCTACCGCTGGACTGAAGGGAATTCTAAAAGCCGCAAGAGATAAGCAGGGTCGCCCGAGTCTTGTAAAGCAGACCGAGGTTCCGCAAGGTCCAGGGATAATAGATCCGTCTACAGGAAAAGAATTCCCAAGAGATCCGGTAATGCGAACCCAAAAGGTTGCAATGCAGGGTCCACAATCCAATGAGGTAGATGCGTTTATCTCTCAGTTCGATGACCTACCAGAATTCATCACTGTTAAGCAGTTAAGAGCGATCCAGAAAGACATCACTCGATTAGGTGACTCCGCTAAAGGCTTCGATCAACGTATCGTAGGTGATGCGCGAATCGCAACAGAAACCGCGCTTACTGACCTTAACCTGACAGATGTTCCAGAAGAAATAGCAGAACAAATCGTCGCCAGGTATCAGTTGGCTAATCGGATTCTGTTTGACAGCATAGAACTTCTTTCAAAACCGGTTGGAAAGCAGATATCCAAAGGGAGTCATGGCGACCTTGTAAAACTGTTGAGGGGTTCTAAAGGTCAACCTGGAAGTCTTAATAATGATGAGTTAATGGACTACGCTTTCAAAGCGAGAAGTCCAGAGGCTATACGCCAATTACGTTCAATCGTTGGCGATGAGATTGTCCAGAAAAATGCAAGACGATGGATTGGTGGCGCTATTGCAGATGCGACAAAACGAACTGAAAAAGGTTTGTTGAGAAGTGAGGGTGTTGTTATCGATGGGGAAGCAGTGGCTAAGTCGTTAGGTCTAACTCCCGGCAAAGTGAATAAGGGAAGTATCGACTCTCTGAATGAAATGTTGAGGGGGACGGGAGTTACAGGGAATGACATTCAGGATCTAGTTGATATGTTGGCGACATTCGACACGATTGTCGCACCAGCTAAGATGATTGCTAGACGCATGACCTTGGGTGGACTGCGTAGTGCGTTACGAGGGGCTACTGGTGTCGGCGCTATTGCGGCTGGCACTCAGCTTACATTGGCACCAGCGGTCATTGGGACTGTGCTTGTTAGGCAATTAGGTAAAGCTCTTACGAGTCCTAAAACACTTAGAGAACTTATCAGTTTCGGCAATAAGTATGGGACTAAGACCGCATTTGGAAGAATGACGGAACCGCAACGAAGGGCGAGGAATGCTGCTTTTACTACATCAGCGATACGTTTGTTGCGTTTGGCTTACTCACAACCTAGCGGTCAAGAAGAATCCAAACCGGCGATAAAACCCAAATCACGTTACTACGATCCTTTTATCGTCAAAAAGGGACGGGTCGATAACACAACTTACACCACGCAAGCGGAAAGATAACCCATGAGTTTATATACGCCTCCCACGTTATCAGGATATAACAGTTCCCCGCCTCCTGATGACGGGACCACAGTAACTGCCAACCAAGTCACTTGGGCAAAACACAAAGACAAACTCGGCGACCCCTTGAAAACCTTCACGGAGTCGATGAACACCAACCTAACTTCGACGTTTAACGGGTTGGAAACCAAAGTTGTGGACGGCACACGATTCCCCGCTTTCGGTGTTCACAACGGAGGAAAGAATGTTGCAAGTGGTGCGTGGGTGGCGATGACTCCAAATGTTGAAGAATTTGACACGAACAACAATTACGACAACACGACCTACCGGTTCACTCCCACTAAGGTCGGTTACTACTGGCTCTACGCGAGAACAACATTCAACACCAATGGTGCAGAGACAGGCGCGGCAGTTGCGATCTTCAAAAACGGTTCCATTTACAGCGGATCAAATTCCTATGTAAAAAACAAAGGACCGGACGGA